GCGGCTTTCGAAGGCTGGCTTAGAGATATGCTGGTGGTCCACAGGCCAGGGGTATTTGCCTTCGAAAGTCCTATCGTTGCATCGCGTGGTGGATGGGGCAAAGGCAGGGGCAGTGACGAAAATAATGTGCGGCGCCTGATCGGCATCGTTAGCGTGGCCGAGCTGGTCTGCGCCCGACGGGGCCTTCGCTGCATGGAAGTGAACAACAAAAGCGCGAAGGCGTTCGCTGGCGTAAGCCGCTTCAAGGACAAGGACGGGATGATCGTGGCCATGACGGCGCTGGGCTACGAGGTCGGTGATAGTCACCAGAGCGACGCTTGTGCAATCGCTCGGGTCGTTTATTCCCAACTTGGAGAGCTTGATGACTAGGGGAGGCGCACTAGGAGATCGACTAGAGCGGAAGTCTATCCCAGAGCCGAATTCGGGATGTCTGCTGTGGTTCGGCGCAATAAATTCTGACGGCTACGCTCACATCAAGTGGAATGGTCGGGTAGAGAGCGCTCATCGGTTGGTCTGGCGGGAAAGATATGGGGAAATTCCGGCCGGCAAAGTTGTATTGCATCGGTGTGACGTTCGGTGCTGCCTGAACGTTAATCATCTCCGAATTGGCACACAGCTCGACAATATCGCTGACATGAACGCGAAGGGACGACATGCGGCCGGGCCGCAGCCGAAGATACAAGGCGAGCGGCATGGCAATCGGCGGCTAACCGACGATGCCGTGCGGCAAATCCGGGTTGATAAACGGCCAGAAACGAAGATTGCAGAGGAATACGGTATTAGCCGGTCGGTAGTTGGCGGCGTTCGGCGCCGCGAAACATGGCGGCATGTCGGGGATGCCTAGCGAGCGCAGCCCACACGGCAAGCGTTTGGACGAGCGGCGTATCCAGGCGATCAAGCGCGCGTGGCTGACGGGGGATGCATCGACGACCGAGATCGCGGCCAGCTTTGGCACATCGCGCGGGGCTATTCTGCGGCTTGCGAAGGAGCAGGGCTGGCCGCCAAGGTCATCCCCGTGATTCACCCAAGTCTGTTGCAGAGCGGCGGCGGCAGGCGTATCGTCCAGAAATGCGAACGGCCCGGAAGTGAACCGGGCCGCCGTCGCAGGGACCGAGCGGTAGCCGCCGCTGGCCCGATTGGGTGGTGTATCACCCGAGCCCTCAAGATAGGGCCATTACACCGCTCAATCAACCCTTCGCGGCTGCGTACTGAGTGCCGGGAGACTTTCCGGGTGCAGCATTTTTGCTTCTCCCCGGTTTCCGGCCCTGCGACACGGGCGGCGTAATGGGTTCGATCTGGTTTGCAAGCGCCCGCAGTAGGCATTCAGTAATGAGTCTTCGGTTTGTGGGTCAAATGACCCATACGCCGGAAATCTTTCATGTCTTTCAGAGTCTTAGCTTTCATAAGTCTTTTGATCGAACAGTACTGAAGCCGCGCGAGGGAGAAATGATAAAGCCACACGGGATCAGCAACAAAGTGGCCGCTCGGCTGGAGCGGCAGCACCGCACGCGGATGAAGAAAATGCGGGGCACGAATCTCTTGGGTGGGGAAAAGTTCGGGCAACTGGGGCGCGTGGGAAGGGCGTCCAAGGTCCGTGTTTTGACGGGAGAAGCGCTGGAAGCGCGGAAGGCTGAGATCGAGGCGCGCTCGCCGTCGGAGGGAGCGGCCGGCGCCGCTCATTTGCACGACGTCATCACGGCGAAACTGAAGCGCCAGGCCGCGAAGGATACGAAGAAATTGCGCGAACGAGTGTTAGGCAAGCCCGTCTGGCCCAAGGGGAAGGGCGCGAAAAAGCGCACCATTGCTGAGCGGTCGGTGACTGTGCCGCTGGTGATGTGCCACGCCGAATCGGAGGACGTGTGCAGGCATCTTGTTTGCCCGCGCCATCGCGGTCGTCTGGTATACTGTCCGTGGGCGCGGAATGGTCACGTTAAGAATCTCGTCCAAGAATGAGGCGACATTTCAATCACTTACCACCACTGAGGGCAAAATGGGGACGAGAGAAATTCCAGCCACAAAGGAATGGGCGTGTGATCTGTGCGGGAAGACGCTAGTTGAAGCGGCTCGGCCTAAATACTGGGCGCATCTTCATGTTCAACAGGACGCCTATGACTACCAAGGATCGGCGGTTGCTGATGGTAGCATCAAGCGCCTGCTCTGCGATACTTGCCGCGAGCGAATCGTCACTGCAATCAATTTGGTGAGGCCGTAGATGGCCCGCGGTTTCCTCTCCGAAGGCGGCGGCGCCGGCCGGAGCAATCTGGTCGACGTCGAGGTGGTGATCCGCCGCGAGACTGCGGGCGCCTGGGGCATCGCCGACCCCGACAAGGCTGGAAACATAATCTGGCTGCCGAAGTCGCAATGCGAGGTCGATGGCGACAATGACCCTAGCCGGCGCGCCACGGTGACGATGCCGTCGTGGCTGGCGAGCGAGAAGGGGCTGATATGAGGCTCACTGAACTTGAACCGCAATTCGTTCGCTACGAAAAGCAAGGTGACAAGGTTTATTTGCCGGACACTGACGACATTAGAGACGCTATGGGCGTCATGTTCCTCTGCCCGAAATGTTACGTGGCAAATGGCAACTCCAACGTAGGCACGCATTCGGTGATATGTTGGTCCAGTTCGCGCGGCACGCCTGCGGATGCTGAACCCCTACCGGGTCGCTGGAAGATAGAAGGCACGGGGTATGAAGACCTCACGCTCAATGGTGAAACTGGTGGCGCACGGAGCATCTTGCTGACTGGTGGCTGCGCGTGGCATGGCTTCATCACGAATGGGGAGGTTACATGACCGACGCCCCGTCCCTATTCCAAGATGGTGAGAGGCATTCCCGTAGTTACTATAGCGGAAGCATCGCGTTGCCAGGCCGTAGTCGCTCGCGCCGCTTCAGCGGAGCAGCGGAAAAGTTTGAATATTGGACGATGCCCGAGCCTAATTCCGGCTGCCTTTTATGGTGTGGGCCGGTCAACGAACAAGGCTACGGACGCCTCTACATCGGCAAGCGTGCCACTCGGGCCAATCGGTGGGCATGGAAGCAGCGTCACGGTCCAATCCCGAAGGGGCAGCACGTCCTTCATAAGTGCGACGTTACCTATTGCGTGAATGTGGATCATTTCTTTTTGGGCACAAACGCTGAGAACATCAGCGATAAAATGCGCAAAGGCCGCTATCGTTGCCTTCGTGGCGAGCGACACCCAAACTCTAAACTGAACGAAAATGCGGTGAGGCACATTCGTTCCAAGGTAGAAAGTGCGGCGTGCTACGCTAGTTTGTACGGGGTTACGCCCGAGCTCGTCTGGATGGTGCAGGGCCGCAAAATCTGGAAGCACGTCAAATGAGCGCGTCCCTATTTCAAGAGGGCGAGCTTGGGCCGCATCCGCCGACATCGATTCGTGATGCCTTCGATGCCTGGAACGCCGCTGCTAAGGCCCATGGCTGGCCTGTGGCGCAGATCCTCAGTGATGGGCGGGTAACGGGGCTGAAGCGCGCCTTGCGGCTATGCGCGGGGTTGGCGGGTTGGAAAGCGGCATTGGAGAAGGCGGGGCAGTCGGCCTTTCTGACCGGCAAGACAGGGCGCACTCAGGCGCACGCCAACTGGCGCCCGGACATTGCATTTTTCACCAGCGAGCGGAATCTGTTGAAGGTCATCGAAGGCGGGTTTTCCGATGTTCCGGCTGCCGCCCGCGAATCCTGGCGCGAGAAGCAGGCCCGCGAGGCGCGTGAGGCGGTGGAAAGGGCGTTGTCGAAATGAATTTCTGGGAAGGGCAGAGTAGGCCGCCGGGAAATATCGCGGACAATTTCCGGCTGCTCTGGATCGCTTGCTGGTGGTGCAAGTGGGTACAGGAGACGATGAAATGAACGTGCGTGAATTGCTGATAGCCATGACGGGCTTTTACAAAGGCTTCGACGCGCCGGCCGTGACCGCTGGCGCCGATGTGTTCAAGCGCAAGCTCGAGAAGTATGAGGGCGACGAGCTCGCGAACGCTTGGATCGAGGTCGCCGCTGGTTTCAAACCAACGGGTATGAAGCCGTACCCATTGCCAAGCGATTTCCACGACGTCCTACCGCGCGCTGCCCGGATGCCCAAAAGTGCGGGAGGTCCGGCGTTGGATCGGAAGGCGCACGGCGAGCGCAAAGGTGCGCTGGTCGAGGACTGGCGGCAATGGCAGCGGCCGGAGATCGTGGCGACCTACGGGCCGCGCGTGGCGTTCTGGTGTGAGGCAGAAGTGCGGGAGCGCGCCGGCCTGCTGGCCTGGAAGAACGGGGACGATGCGCCTGGGTCGGTGCGGCTTAGCGATAAGGACGTGGCGACGATCTTCGAATCTGCGGTGAGTCGGGATCGCGCGGACACATTCGGCACCGTGGTGCATCCGGACTTATGGCGGGATCAAATGGAGCAGTGTCGGGCTCACGTCGTTGCCGGCCGCTATTCGCGGGAGGAGATCGCCGAGCCGGTTGCGTCTCCGAGGTCCACACGCAAGCCACGGCCTACGGTGGATCTGCGGCCTGGGGAGTTCACTGAGGTTGAAATAGGCGAGCCGCCCGCATGGGTAGCGGACGGCCCGGATCACGATGGAGTGCCCGAAGGCTAGGCGGCGTTTTTGTGTGGCGTGGCTATTCGCGTCACATCGTCGGCCAGGAGCCGGCTCTCGTCGGTGAATAGGCCGAATCCGTTCTTGGGGCCGTAGTCGATCACGACGGCACAAAGGATGCCGGGCTGGAAGCCGCTGCCGGTGAAAGACACCATACCAACGTCGGCGGGGAGTTTGGGCCACTTGGGCGCTTTGCCGTCGCGGCGGGCTTCCCACAGAAAGCGCATCGTGACGCCTTTGGTCTTCAGCTCGTCGCGAAACTCTTGCCACTTGTTGTTGTCGTGCATCATGCTTGTCTCTCCGTTGTTGGCCGCTCTTTGAGCGGTGAGCGATTCTACCATTTGTCAACTGGCCGCGGGATGTGGCGAATCGTCGCAGGCTAAGCCGGCTCAAGCAAAAGCGCGCATCCGTAGGGTCGCGTATCATCGACGGCGAGCTGCCGCATGATCGAGTTTGCCAGCCGGTCGAGATCGGCGTGCAGGTGATCGGGGCGCAGTTCGGTATGGCCAAGAGTGAGCGCGATGCAAGCGAGGCTCGCGGCTTCCTCGGCCTGCTGGTCGGTCGGCCAATCTTCTGCGATCAAGCGCATGGCTTGGCGGTCGGCCAGGAACACGCGGCGGGCCAAACTGCGGTGGACAATGAGCGGCCGGTCGGCGTCAGTAATTCCCTCGTTGGGATATAGCGGGCGGGTCATGGTTTGCCTTTCTGCGGTTGGTCGAACAGGTCTGCGGTCGTCTTGCCTTTGCGCAGGCCGTTGAAAAGGTCAGGCGTGAGCGGGCAGGCGGCGCGTGAAAGGTGCGTGCCTAGCCTGCCCTGGGTGGCGCGTTCGCGGGCGTGGAAGTCGGCTAGCGACTCGCCCATTAGCCGCCGCTCGTTATCCAAGCGGCGGCGGTCGCGGTTGCGGTCGTAGGTCATGGGTTTTGTTCCAGCCACGAGTCAAAGTCTGCACCGTGCGCGAACAGCAACGCGCGGGCGTGCTCGGTGTAGTGCCAGCCTTTCGGTGGGACGTGGTTGCCGTGGTGTCGGAGCCACGCGCCGATTCGCTCGGCCAACCATGCCTGGAAGGGTGCGGTCGTGGTGTTGGTCGCAAGTGCGGCGGTGTACCGCTCGTAGCGGGTCATGGCGCGTTCTTGGCGTCACGTTGGGCGATGAAGCGGGCGAACGCTTGGCCGTCCGCCCACTGCTTCAACGCGACTGGCAGCGATACGCGGTTTTCCACGTATAGCCGCGTCCATGCTTGGCGGTCGTTCTCCGCTCCGGCCGCCTTTAGGCAAGCGAGGGCCTGTTTGCGGGTCACGGTCGCACCGTCGCCGTGCTAATGTTGATGTCCGGCTCATAGCCGCCAACCTTGGCAAGCTCCAAGTCGGCGGCCATGCGGGTGAGCTGCTGGGCGTTGTAATCGAACATGCTAGGATCGCCTCCGCTCTGCTTCATAAGCCGGGCGGTGAGCCGGTACAGGTCGGCCAGGGTCGCGGCGTTTTCGGCCGTGGGGTGTTCCTGTAGTTCGGCAATGCCGGACTCGGAGGTGGCGACCAGGGCGGCGATGATCGCCAACAGGTCGGCGCGGTCGATGATGATGCCGCTCATGGTTCACTCCACCACGGGGATTGAGTATTCGCCGCCGCACACTTGGGCGACAAGAACGCGGCCGGGTTGCCATTCGTCCGGCTCGCCGTCGCTCTTGATGGTGAGGGCGTCGGGCGCGTGCTTGGCGGCGATGATAAGGGCCGCACACACAAGCCGGTCGTAGGGCTTCCGTGCGGTTTTGCAGAACGTGAACCGTTCGGGCGCGCGTTCGAAATAGAATGTCTCGTGCCCGTCCTCGCCGATGCCGTTGAAGCGGATCGCATCGCCGTCAATCTGCGGTTTGCGGTCCGGTTCATCGTTCTCCCAGGACACCGGGACGGCCGAAGCGTCCAGAACCTTCGCGACGTCGGCGCTGATCGCCTGCCATTCGGCCGGCGTGAAAGTGCGGTTTCCGTACCAATAATGCGTGTAGCCCATGATCGAATCTCCTGCTGTGGTTGGTTGACTCTACGCGCTCGGTTTACGCTGCGGGATGCGACGGCTTGTCGCGGGTTAGGCGCTCTTGTGTTGTGCGTGGCGTAATGCGCCTTTAGCAGAGGAGATTGCGAGGCGGACGCGGGCGAGCGTTCGTTGGGCGTCGGCTTCTTTGAAGTGGTGGCGAGCGCGTAAAAGAAGGGTAAGGGCTTCTTGGGCGTGCATTGCGGGAGTCCAATGTGCGGTTCCGGTAGGGTTGTCGTCTTCGTCTTCCTCTCCGAAAACGGCAATACCGCACAACGGGCACTCGCCGTCCGGCATTACGTCGCCCGGCTGCACGCGCTCGAAAACGTGCTTTAGCGGGTTGAGGTCGTGGATACTGCCGCGCCAAGAGCAATCGACGCACTCGCAGCGCTCGCCGCTGGGGAGGTCGTGCCATTCGGCGGCATTGCCGATTGTCTCGCTGTAGGTGTAGGGCGTTCCGTAGGTGCTCATGGCTGCACCTTGGTGAGAAGGGCGATAGCGCGGGTCCACGCGGGAGCCTCGTAGGTGCCCTGCTGGCTGTTCCATTCGCGGAGATCGGCCAGCGCGGCGCGCAGTTCGTTGCGCTCGGTGCGGTGCTGGCGTAGTTTTGCTATTACGCGAGCGCTAACGGTGTCTGTTTCCTCACTGTCGATGTCGTCGCGGGTGAGATCGCCCGCCTCGTACATATCGCTGATAATGTCTTCCCATCCGTTTATGCAATCGTAGGTCATGGTCGCTCTCCGTTGTTGTGAAGGTTGGCCCTTCGCACGTCCGGCCGCTACGGGTCGGACGGTCGCAAGGTCAGCCAAGCATGGCGCGCACGCGGCGCAATGCGTCGTAGAGTCCGGTGATCTGGCTGCCGTATTCCTTGTTGACGGCTTCAACGGTGTTGCCGTCCTTGGCGCGGATATAGGCGAGCGTGCTGCCACCGCCCGGCGTGATGAATGAGCCTAGAAAAGTGCGGTCGGCTTGGAGATAGCCAACGGCCCGGCAAAGGTCGTTTTCAATTCCTTCTAGGTCGTGGCGCTGGGCTTTGGTGAGTTTGGCCATTTGTCCCTCGTTGTTTCGCGTCGTTACTCTCGGCTCAAAAAGTGCGGTAGGCGATGTGGCGCATTGTCGCAGGGCGCCACATGCCAACCGGGCGCTATCGGTTGACTCCCATTTCTTCGGCGCTCGCGTGGTTCTCCCAAAGTGCGGTTTCGCACCTGTCGAGATCGCCCCAAACGTCAAACGGGCAAAGGGTCATATAGCGGCCAAGCTCTTGCTGGTCCGTGGTGTTGAGCTTGATCCAGCCGCAGTTGTAGCCGTAGCCGGGGCCGCAACATTCATCGTCGGCGTCCGGTGCGAAGTCGCGCAAGTCGTGAAACCATTTGCGACTTTCGCGCCAATTCTTAAAGCGCTCGGCTTCTGTCTCGGCGCGTACCGCTTTGTCCCAGCGCTCTAGGAACGTGCGCACGTAAACGATTTGTCCGGGCAGACAATCGCGACGGTGATACAGTTCGGAAAGCAATTCATCCGCGCTGATCTGCGGCAAGTTCTGAGTTTCGCAGTAGCCCTGATAAAGTGCGGTAAGAGATTCGATGGTGTCGGCGGAAAGTGCGGTAACGTTATCCATGGTCGGTCTCCCTAGGCGATGCGGTTAAAGGTGCTTTCGTTGTCGAGGCTCGGGACGTGTTGCCAGTCGCACCGGCCCGTGATGTAGAGTTGCGCGGCGCGGAGGCTCTTGAATGATCCGAGTCGCTCGCCATTGGGGTGTTGCACGTTGCACTCGGCGCGGTCGCAATAGCCGTGCACGTAAAAACCGCGATAGTTGATAGTCCACATGTGTCGGTTCCCTTTCGTTGTGATGCTCTAGCGCATCGCACTAGACCGGCCGGAGTCGGTCTAGGTCGCTGGGCTAGCCTTTGTGGGTGTGCCAAGTCGCTCCGTTGTCGTGGCTATGGTGGCCGTGGGCGACTGCCTCGCGGTTGACGCTGCGGCCGCTCAATGCCTCGGCGGCTGCGATCTTCGCCTTGGCCAGGGCTGAGCCGGTCGCCATTATCCGGCGATAGGCGCAAGCGTCCGTGACTCCGTCGCGTTCCTGGTCGGTGAGTCCCTCGAAAGCGACTCCCCCGGTCGGGCCAATCTTGACCCGCACGCGGTTAGAGGCGAGTCCTTGGGCCAGGGCGGCGACCATTGCGCGAATCTCGGTCGCGCGTTGCTGTATGGTCTGCTTCGGCTTTAGCTTGGTATCGCAAGGCATGGTTAAGCCTCCTGGGTGAAGTGAGCCGGGAGGAGATAGGCGGCGTCCCAGCGCTGGCAAGCGCGGCGCATGGCCGTGCGGAAGCCGTGGCGGTACGCGCTGCGCTGACTGCGGCTCATGCGGGCGGACTGGTCCGGCCGGCCGGCGCGGCAGTCCCTAGCGCCTCGCGTGTACGGGTCTAGACAGTGTTCCATGGTCATATTCCCTTCGGTTGGATGCGGGAGCGCATCGCACTAGCGCCAGGGTGAGCCGGCGCTAGGTCGCTGGGTTCCCTAGATCAAGTCGAGTTGCGGGGTCGCGATGGGCGCGGCCTGCACGGTCGGGGTGGGTGTGGTTTCCAAGTCGAGCGCGCGTCCGGTCACGGTCGGCGCTGCCACGGGTGCGGCGTCGTCAAGGTCGATGAACGCGGTTCGGGACTCGGTGATCGCGCGGATGGCGTTTTGGTCGATCTCCACGGCCGCTGCCTCGCCGGCCTTAACGATCGCGCGGGCGGCGGTGCGGGCTGCGTCGATTGCCTTCTCTAGGCGTTCGCTCGCGGCCGGCTGTATCATGCTCGCAATTGCCTTGGCGGCCTTCGCTGCGTCCCTGATCGCTTCCACGTCGAGCTTGCGCACGCCCGACTCCATCTGCGCCAGTAGGTCCGAAACTTCGCGGTTGATCGCCTTGGTAGCCTGTAGATCGTCCTCGGCAATGCGGCCGACCATGACAAAAACGTCAACGCGGGTGAGGCTCGCGCGGGCATTGAATTCGTCCACCATGGCGTTTGCCTCGGCAATCGCCTTCTCCAGCGCCGACTCGTTGCTGACCGGGCACAGCAGGCCGAAACGGCCGGAGGCTGCGCACGTCCGGGCAATGAGGCCGCGTGCCTTGCTCGAGACGTTCGTTGCTGCCTCATGCTCAACCGGGTCCATGATGGTCTTTTCGGTCTCCCATTTGGCGCGCTTGGTGCCTTCGGCCGTCATGTGCTCGGATTCGATCTCCGTGCGCTGATACTGCGCGTTGCCCGAAACGCGAGCCGATAGGTGGACTAGGAGTCCGGGGCGGATGGTGCTGACTCGCATGATGTCTCTCCTTGTTGTCCAGCGTGAGCGCTGGGGAATGGGGACACGTCCTAGCGTCCCCATGGTCGCAATGCTCACAAGTCTAGGGTGCGTCCCTTGGTGGTGTTGGTCGCCTTGTCCTGGGTGGTCGCGGAGCGGGCGCGGCCAACCGCCCAGGCGCGGAGCTTTTCAATCTTGTCGGCTGCGGTCTTTGCCAGCGGTACCACTGAGCCGGCCGCCGTGATTAGGTCGGCCGTGGTGATCTCGCGGGCGTTGTCGTCAAACGCGGCATACAGCGCGTCCGGGACAAGGGCGGCGACTTCGGAGCCGGTGAAGCCTCGTGTGGCAGCCATAAGCGCGGGCGTTGCGCATCCGTTTACAACGCGGCCGTGAGCCTTCAGCGCGGCCGCGACGATCTCGGCGCGTTCGGCCTGGGTGGGAAGATCGACAAACCAAAGCTCGTCGAAACGTCCCTTTCGCAGCAATTCAGGCGGGAGCGCTGAAACATCGTTAGACGTGGCGATGACGAATGCCTCGCCTTGGCGCTCTTGCATCCATGACAGGATGGCTCCCAGGGCGTCGCTGCTCACGCCACCATCGGCTGCGCCCTGGGTCGCCCCTGCCAGCGCCTTTTCAATCTCGTCCAGCCAGACAACGCAACGGCCGATTGCCTCTATGACCGAAAACGCCTTGCGCAAATTGCCCTCGCTCTCGCCCACGAATTTAGACTTGAGTCCGCCCAAGTCGAGCCGGAGCAGCGGCACCCCCCATGCGGTGGCGATTGCCTTGGCCGTGAGGCTCTTACCGCAGCCAGGGACACCGACTAGCAGCGCTCCCTTGGGGGCCGGCAGGCCGTAGGCTCGCGCCTTCGGGCTGTAGGCGTTCTTGCGACTGGCGAGCCACGCCTTCAGTTGATCTAAGCCGCCCACGGCATCCAATCCGCCTGGAAGCGGGTCGAACCATTCAATGACTCGCTCGCGGGCGATGACGCGCTTTTTCTCTTTTGCCACGGTCGCCGGGTCGATTGTTCGTGTCTGAACGAGGCTCCGGGCGTAACATGCTGCCGCCTCTTCGCCGCTTAATCCCACGGCCGCATCAATCGCGGCGTCGCGGGTTCCGTTCGGGGCGGCGGTTGCCTTCAGTTCTTCGGGAAGGGACTCAATGGCTGCGTCCAATACCGCCGCGATCTCCTCGCGGTCCGGCATCGGCCATTCGATAACCGTGGCGTGCCCTGCGAGCTCGGCCGGCACGTTGGCGGTGGGTGATAGGACCATGACGGCCTGCGCGCGGTCCCTCGGAGCGCTCGGGAGCATTCGCGCAAGGTTCCGAAGCTGCCGACACGTCGCGGCGCCGCTCATGCCGTCGAGCCATACCGGCAAATCGCGCATAATCCATACGCCTCGTTCGCTGCCCTGGGTGGCACGCGCCGAGATCACTTTCAGCGCCTCGCCGGGATCGGCGGTGCTGCTATCGCCCCGCGTGTCCCCAATGTTGCAAAAGCCGGCTGCCACGTCCCAAGTCCGGGCGATGAAACCAGCGCTCGCGGCCGCTTCAAATAGCAGGCTCTCGACTCGCGCTTCCTCGCGCGAGACTATCCAAAGCAACGGGTTGCGGGCGCGCAATAGCGCTGCCACATCCGCCGCGATTAGTTGAGATCGTGTCGCCATGATTGTGTTTCCCTTCGTTGTGATGCGTTGGTGCATCGCACGGCGTCCCCTGGTTGGGGGCGCCGGTCGCTGCGTCAGCGGTCGATGTTCCATGAATTGACGTAGTGCACTTCGGCCGCGCTCATTTCGCGGACTCGGTCGAGGGCGATTGCGACTGCCTGCTCGTAGGCGTCACTGTGAGAATTGGCGCGTACTTGCTCAACGGTGGTGGTGCCGCGATATTTGATCGCGACGTTAAAGCGGGGAAGTGTGGGGGTCGTGAGAGTGGTCATCGCGTGACTCCGGTTCGGCGCCGGCAGCATTGCGGGCGTTGTCCTCCATCCCACGATTGTCTTAGGGGCGTCGATGTGTCATGTTGTCGCATGGTTGCGACGATCAAAAGCCTTCGGGAACGGCATATTAGGGCGACGCTAGCGGCGTGCGATGACAACGTGTCAGAGACGGCGCGTCGCTTGGGGCTGCATCGCCGCACGCTTCAGCGCCAGTTGCGGGCAATGAACGGTGGGGAGCCAATTCACCTGCCGGTGCTGGCCTGCTCGGTGTCGGCGCTGCGATCTGTGGAAGCTGAACGCAATCGGCGCGACTTGGCGAGCCGGGCTATTGCGTTGGACGCAATCCTGGAAGAATGGCGCGCGGCGCGGCTCGGTCGCGACATTAGCTAGTAGCGCTAGCATCCTAAGCTCGGCACAATCGCCGCATGGCCGTCGACACTAAATCCGCCCCGCGTCCCCCGATCATCGGACCATCCGGCAGGCGTGGCGCTCCCAATGCCGCTCAAGTCCTCGCCAATGCCCGCAGAGCATCGCGAGGCATCAAGGTAGGTAAGCCAAGCTCATACTCCCCCGCGCTCTGCGAGCGTGCCGTAGCCCTTGGAAAGCGCGGCCATTCGTGGGCCGGCATCGCTCGCGAATTCAATATCAGCCGGTCAACCTTAAATGATTGGGAACGGCAATTTCCGGCGTTCGCGGACGCCCTTGCGCGCGCGCGTGCGGCCGCACAAGCGTGGTGGGAGAACCATGGCCGCAAGAACCTGAAGGCCGACCGCTATCAGGCCCAGGTGCACAAAAACATAATGGCAGCGCAGTTTGAAGACTATCGCGAGCAGCGCCAGGGCGACACGATCTCCGCCATGACTGACTTTCTGCAAGCTGTGACGGCCGCTGCGCAGGGTCGTGCACTGCCCGTGCCGGGCGATGATGCGAAGCCGGTGCAAGCGGTTGATCTGACTGAGGAAAGCGCGAGCGAGCCTAAGCGCTGAGCGCTATTTGTCATAATAACGGTTATACCGGCACTGCGTCGTTATCGCTTGCAGGCCAATGGCTTAGCGCAACGCCCACTCTGTAACACTCCGCCGACCCACTAGGGCTAGAGCGCTGGCGGCGCGTCATATTTGCAGGGAAGGTCGCGCGCCAATAGCGAGCCCGGCCAGATCGGGTTCGCTGGGCCGCCGCCGGCTTGCCACGATGGGACTCCTGCCTACCCATATCCAGTCCCTGCGATTTCTCATAAAAATCTGCAAAAATTATATAATATCTCTTGTGATCTTCTGCTATCACGCGGTATCGTCCGAGTATGATCAAGACGAGAGACCCCCAGAAGAAGCGAACGGCTTCGCCGTCAGTTAAGAAGGCTGAGCAGTCGCCGCCGGAAGTAGACGGGTTGACGGAGGTCGGCGGGTCGCTTCTCGTCCGGGGGGTAAGCGACGACCTTCTGAAGCGGCTGGAACGGGCGAGAGCGGAGCGGGGCCTGCGCTCGCGGAATGCGGCGGTGCTCGAGATACTGGCGGAAGGGGCGCCGAAATGATCGAGGCCAAGTTCTGGGCTCGGACGCGGCCGGCGTCGAACGGGTGTCTGATCTGGACCGGCGGGTGGTCAGCCTACAAGAAGGGCGGTGTCCGGTATCCGAGGATCCGGGTCGCGGGGAAGGCCTACCGCGGGCATCGGTTCGCCTACGAGTTGAAGAAGGGACCGATTCCGGCCGGGGGTGTCATCCGACACACCTGCGACAATTCGATGTGCGTGAACCCGGACCACCTGATTACGGGGACGACGGCGCAGAACAACCGGGACGCGGCGGAGCGAAACCGGATGGCGCACGGCGCCAGACACTACAGGGCCAAACTGACGGAGGCGGCGGTGCGCGATATTCGCAAACGACGCGTGCTCGGGGAAAGCGGGCATGCGCTGGCGCGTGAATACGGGATCACTTTTAGAACGCTGTACTCGGCCGCCAACGGGGAGACGTGGCGACACGTTCCGATGCCATGAAGGGGCTGGTGTGGTGGCTGCGGTCGGCGTTCTGCCGTCACGAGTGGGCCAAGGTCGGGATGACCCAGATTTTTTCCCACGATCCACGGGACGGTCACCGTCTGACGGAGGTCCCGCAGGCCAACCTGGACGTCAAGGAGTGCCGCAAGTGCGGCTGGATTTGGAGGCAGCGGCTATGAGGGTTTCCCGTGAAACAATTCTGCTGGTCGGCTTGGCGCTGGGCCTGGCTGGCTGCGCTGCCGGGCCTGGTCCGCAGGGTGTGTTCGTCCTGAACGACTGGCAGCCTGTGTATCTCGGGACGGAGCACGCCGCGCCGGCCCCGATGCCGATCTATCCGGTCTACGTGCGGCCGTCGGTGCTGCGGTGAGCGACCCTCTGAAACTGGCCGACGAGCGGCTGACGATGATTGCATCACTGTTGGACAAGATAGTGCTGGGGCCACCGGAAGAACGTGGAGCTATTGATCCCCTGCACTTTCAGGCGGTGGTGATTATGAGCTTTCAGGCCATCGTTGGCGAGTTGATGGCACAGCGGAGCAAGCGATGAAGGCGCGGCCGTATGCGCAAGCTACCGGACCCGGAGGGGAAGCGATGACGCTGCGCGAGCGAGTGATGAAGGCGTGGGAGGGGATCGACCCGCATGGGCGCGATGAGCAGACCGGCTGGTTGGTGCCGGCGCGCATCCTGAACCTTATCCGGCCGGACGAATGGATCGGCCCCGGCGAGACGGCCGGCCCATGGCTCCCGATCGACTCCGCGCCGAAGGACGGGGGTGGCCCGTGAGTGGACATTCAAAGCGAGCGTCGAAATCTCGACGCGCCGATAGCTCACCTACGCCTGAGATGATCGCGGCGGGCGTCAAGGTTTTTCAGGCTTCCCTTTCCGACCGCGTTCCTGACGACTGGGTGCTCGCCCCTTTGATCGTTGCTGAGTTGTATCAGGCGATGGCGCGCCTGCGTCCTCGGGATAGTCACAAACGCCTCTCCCATGAGGCGCATCAATCGTTCGGTTCTCTCGAAAGGACTAACCATGATTGAATTGATCGTTGTAGTAGCAATCGGCGGATCGCTTGCCGTTTTCGTCGGCGGCTTTGCGCTTCACAGCGTCGAGCGATTTCTCGGCGGCCGGAATACCGATCGCTGGATCAAAGCGGGTCTGGAGAGTTGTAGTCCTTCAGCTCGGCGCCGGGGTTCCTGAGCTGATGAAGCATGCGCAGGAATTCTTCGAGGAGCTGTTCGAAGTGTTCGCCGCCGGCTGGCTGGCCCGGTCCCGCAAGCCATGATCCCCGAGTGGGTGTACTGGACCGCCGCCGCCGCGGTGTTTGTCATGCTCTACCTCGCGGCGAGGAGCCGGCCCAAATGACCTCCGTCCGTTCCCTCTACAAGCGCCCCGCCGTGTTCCGGTTCACGCCGCTTGCCAAGCGCAAGGCTCCCGTGGTGGCGCCCAGCATGAACGAGCTGTCGCGGCTCGCCTCCGACCGGCGCGTGCTGGAAGCCACGCCGAAGCTGAAAGCGGTGGAGGAATTCCTGCGCGAGTCGAAAGCGAGGGTGCCGTGATGTGGCTGGGCCTGGTTGCCCTGTTCACCATCGGCTGCGGCATGATGATCTACGGATGGACAAGATGAGCGACGACTTCGGAAAGCAGCGCAGCTATTCAACCGATCCCGACTATCACAAGGAGAAGATCATGCACCCGTCAACCTTTGAATACCTGAAGCCCACGGATGAACAGATTGCGACCATGAGTGCCGTGCGCAATGCGGCCGCGGAGTATGCTCGCATACTGGACAAGTACCTGCCCGACGGCCCCGATAAGACGTTCGTGATCCGGGCGCATCGGTCCAATGCGATGTGGGCGAACGTCGCCATCACGCGGTTGCCCGACGGCACACCGAGAGAATGACATGATGGTCTCCGAGCACACCGCCCGCCGCGTCGCCGACGCGCTGGAGAGGCTGATCGTTCTGCTGGAACGCCTGCCCGCAACGGCACCGCCGTCGCCTGATTTCCAAGGCTTCGGAACCCGCTGCAACCTGTGTGGTGGCTTTCATGGCTCAGGCATCATGTGCCCGACCTTGAAC